TGGCTACAATTTCAACGGCAGTAGGTTTAGAGAGAAAGTCAAGAGTTTCGGGGTATAAAATTAAAAAGGGTTTTTTCACAAATGAAACTCAAAATTTACCTCAAATTATTGCAGTTTTCGGCGAAGCCAATACAGCTAATCAAAGTGGATTAACTACCACTAAAAAAGAAGTTACAAGCGCAAAAGAAGCTGCTGAACTATACGGATATGGTTCACCAATTCACCAACAAATGCGTATTTTAAGACCCGTTTCTGGCGATGGAGTTGGAGGAATACCAACTATTGTTTTTCCTCAACTTACAGACGTTGGATCAACAGCAACGACAAGAGAATGGACAGTAACCGGAACAGCTACAGGAAACGCAACTCATTATGTAGTTGTAAATGGTAGAGATATCTTAGACTTCCAAACTTATGCATTTAGTGTTGTTTCTGGAGATACTCCAACGGTAATAGCTGGCAAAATAAAAGACGCTATTAACGGTGTTTTAGGTTCACCATGTACGGCTGCAAATACTTTAGGAGTTATGACAGCTACTTCAAAATGGAAAGGTTTAACATCGGCTCAATTGAACATCGTTATTGACTTTGGTAGTAATTCAGCAGGGGTGAGCTATTCTCAAACCGCTTCAACTAATGGAGCTGGAGTTGTAAGCTTAGCGGCTTCATTGGCTCAATTTGGGGATGATTGGTACACTTGCTTAACTAATCCTTATGGAACGGCTCAATTGGACGCTTTGGAAGCTTTTAATGGTATTCCAGACCCAGACGCACCAACAGGACGTTATTCAGGATTGATATTTAAACCTTTCATGGCTTACTTTGGAAGCGTTTTAAGCGATAAAGATGACTTAATATTGATTACGGATGATTCAGACAGAATCGAGCAGGTAACTAACGTATTATGTCCTGCACCAAATTCAAAAGGATTTGATTGTGAAGCGGCGGCCAATGCAGTTACTTTATTTGCCAGAATTATGCAAGATTCACCACATTTAGACGTGAACAATAAATCATATCCAGACATGCCAATTCCAAGTGATTCAAACATTGGAGATATGTCAGACTACAATAACCGTGATTTATTGATTAAAGCCGGTTGTTCGACTGTAATGTTGGAAAATGGAGCTTACAAAATTCAAGATTTTGTTACTACATATCATCCAGATGGTGAAATTCCTTTGCAGTACAATTATGCCAGAAACTTGAATTTAGATTGGAATGTTTCAGATTCTTACAGAACTTTGGAAACAATCAGATTGAAAGATAAAACTTTGGTTTTAGATGGTCAAATTGTAGATGTTTCTGGGGTTATAAAACCGAAAGAATGGAAAGCAGTAGTTTTCGATTTATTTGATGATTTAGCGGAAAAAGCATTGATAAACGACCCCGCATTTTCTAAGGCGAGTTTGTTAGTTCAAATTTCAGGAACGGATCCAAATAGATTTGAAACGTTTTTCAGATACAAAAGAACTGGAATTGCCAGAATTGAAAGTACAGACGTAGAAGCAGGATTTTAATTTTAAATAAAAAAAGATATGGCAAATTTTATATTTGGTGACGTAACAGAAATTGTATGTCAACATACTTTGGGAGAGTTTAGATTCTCGCCAAAATCAAATGAAAGCTTCACATTTGACAAAGGGGGTATTCGTGCTAATGACGATGCAAATCAGATTACAGCAGACGGACAAATGATGTCTCAATTAAACCGTGTTAGATGGTCGGCAGAGGGTCCAATTGCAGTAGATACAATTTCAGATAATGAACTTGAAAATCTTGCAAATTTGGCATCACATCCAGATTTAGGTACTTGGACATTCTCTTTGATTTCAGGAACGATTTACAAAGGAAAAGGTCGTCCAGTTGGAGATTTACAGGCGGATTCTAACGCCGGAACAATGACTTTAAAAGTTGCGGGTTCAAACAAATTAGAAAAACTTTAAGATTGTCAAACTCCCTTATTAATTTAAGGGAGTTTTTATACTTTAACCAAAAAAACAAAACAATGTCAGAAAAAAAACAAGTAATTAGCGACGAAAACGCTTTGAACGAATTGGAATTATTTATTAATGAATGGGTTGAAAAACCAGAGGCAAAATCAGAATTAAAAGAAGCCTATCCATTAATTTTTGAAGCGATCACAACTGGAAATTTGGTATTAAACGAAAATGTGCCGGTTTACACTTTGAGAAATCCAATCAAAAATGATGACGGTGCAATATCTGAATCTGAAATTAATTTCAAAACGAGAATAACGCCAACAAATCAGGCCCGAATAGGAAAAGGATTGAATATACAATTGGATCAGTTACAATATGCTTTAAATTGTATTTCTTACATCATTGGAAAGCCTTTGATAATGTTGGACAAGTTTTCAAAAAAAGATTACAATACCATTCGTGAAATAGCCTCGGTTTTTATGTAAGGTGGCCAACAATGAATATGGATGTTGCGATTGAGAATATCGCACTTAATTTCAATTGGACACCGCAAACAATAAACGAAATGTATTGTGACAATATTGACATTTTAGGGCTCCTTTACTGGAACAAAGTAGTAGAGAAAAACAAACCTAAAACAAAATGATAAAAACCCCCAACATAGTTATAATTTGTGTTTGGGGTTTTATTTTATAATTTTATAAAAAAAATAGTATGAGTGCCACAATGAGAATACCTACCGAGTTTACAGCAATTGACAAGTTTAGCGCGGTTATTGCCAAAATGACTTCGGGAGTTTCAAACTTTACTAAATCAACTGGATCGGCTGTAGAAAGGGTAAATACAAAAATAAACAACACTTTCAAAAGTTTAGGCAACATTGTTCAATTAGGTTTGGGGGTTGGATTAGCTGGTCTTTTCAGTATGGGAATACAATCCATAAATGAATATGAAACTGCCATAGCATCGTTTAGAACCATTGTAAGTGATTTAAGTGATAAAGATTTTGCAAAGTATAGAGTAGAGGTTAATAACGTGGCAAAAGACACTAAAAAGAGCGCTATTGATGTTGCTTTATCTTTCGAGAAAATTGCGGGTTTAAATTCTGATTTAGCCAAAACTGCTGATGGGTTGGGGTTGGTTTCAAAAGCATCTATTGTATTGTCGAAAGCTTCAGGTGATGATTTGGGTATTTCTGCTGAAAATTTGGTAGGACTTATGAATCAATATTCTTTGGGGGCAAAAGATGCGGACAGAGTAACTAATGTATTAGCCGCCGGTTTAAAAGTTGGTGCGTCGTCCATATCTCAATCTTCCGAGGCTTATAAAAACTTTGGTGCGGTTGCAAAAAGTTCTAATATCACATTAGAACAATCACAGGCGTTAATTCAAATGGTTTCACAAAAACAAATTTTAGGAGCCGAAGCTGGAACAAAATTAAGGGGTGCGACTTTACAACTTCAAAAAGCTGGTTTAGGATATAAATCAGGTGTTTTTAATATTAATGATGCTTTAGTTGAATCTCAAAAAATTAGCGATAAATTAAAAACAGCGAAGGAAAAAGATGCTTATGCAACTAAAGTATTTGGTGCTGAAAATATTACCGTTGGAAAAATATTGATGAGTAATATCGGAAAATACGACCAATTTACAAAAGCGGTTACGGGAACAAACGAGGCTCAAAAACAGGCTGAAATAAACACAAATACGCTTGCCGTAAGATATGATGAATTTAAAAATTCTTTGGTAAATATGTTGGTTAGCAATGACCAAACTATATCGGGATTGGAAGACGTAAAAAATATGTTAGCTTTTGTAACTGATAATTTAGGAACTATTGTAGGGGCTATCGGTAAAGTTGTTGTTGCTTTTCTGGCTTTTAAAGCTATAAACGGAATTATTCAAACAGCCACTTTTTTAATGGGGTTGTGGAGTGCGGCCGTGGCATTTTACGAGGGCGTGGCTTTAACTGCTGCTTTTACTGGGGCTTCATTCGCTGCGGTTATTTGGGCAACTGTATGGCCTATTTTAGCGGTTATTGCGGCTATTGCCTTGGTTGTTGCTATTATTTACAATTGGAGCGATATTACAAAGTGGTTTTCAAGAACGTGGGAAACGTTTATAAATGGAGCAGAAACTTTATGGTTAGAATTAGTAAGTGCATTAACTGAATTTGATTTTGTAGGATTGTTTATTTCAATTGGACAAGCTATAATTGATTTTATGTTAGCACCTTTGAAAGCTGTATTGGGGTTAGTTGCAATGATTCCGGGCGGAATTGGAAAAGCAGCTCAAACTGGATTAGATAAATTAAATGAAATGACCGACTTAAAAATGATGGTGGGACATGACATTAAGAAATTGGATAGTCCAGAACAAACCAACGCTAAAATGATGCAGGATAATCGAATGAGTGCCAATATGGATATTAATTTGAGAGGAAATACTAACGCGGTGGAAAGCACAAGCGTATGGGGTAACAAAGGATTGCCAGTTAACGTAACATCAACTCAAGGGGCGTTTTAATTATGGACACAAAAGACATATTATTGTATGAATCAGGAAGCGGTGGCGAAATGTCCATCGCTTCAAATGATTTGGTAATGGGAGAAAATCTATACCAACAAGTTTATTTAGCTTTGTTTGGGGGAAATGTGGAAGCGAACACGAAACCTGATATTTTACTCAATGAGGAAAGATTTGATTGGTGGGGTAATACTTTATTTTTCAAAGACAAACCCACACGACAATTCAATTCCAATACTGAAAGAACACTTTTACAAGTGGTATTGAATAGTTATGGTAGATTGCAATTAATACAGGCTATAATAAACGATTTAACCTATCTAAGCGAATTGTTAAACTCAACAGTTGACGTGGAATTCTTTAACACAAATAAAATTCGTATTATTGTAATGTTTTCGCCAAAAACCAACCAAGAAAACAAAGTTTTACAGTTGGTTTATGATAATGCCAAAAATGAATTAATAATTGAAAAAATAATTTAATGAAACCAATACCAAGTATAGTCGAATTGCAGGAAACACTTGCAAATGATTTTAGAAGTCGTTTGAATTTGTCAGATGATGATTTAAAAAAAGTCCTAAATGCTTTTGACATTGTTTTAACTGCTCAATTCAAACTTTTGTATCTTTTTTTAAGCGATATTCAAAATAATGTTTTCCCGGATACGGCAGATTTAGAATCAAACGGTGGGACTTTGGAAAGAATAGGCCGAATACAATTAGGTCGTAATCCTTTGCCGGCAACGGTGGGGGTTTTTGAGTTTTCAGTCGTAGGTGTTACGGGATCTGTTTTACGTTCCGGATTAACTTTTAAATCAAATGAAGATTCTAAAAATCCAGGTCAACTTTATGTTTTGGATGCAGAATATATAATGACAGGATCTAGTGATATTATAGAAGTTCGTTCGTTGGGTTCAGGTGTTGATTTTGATCTAAATATTGGTGACGAATTGACAATAACAGAGCCGGTAATAGGTGTTAATTCAACGGTAACGGTCGATAGTGTTATTGACGTTCCCACAGCTTCAGAGGATATAGAAATATATCGACAAGCTATTTTAGATTCAATTCAATTGGAGCCACAGGGAGGAGCAAAAACAGACTATCGTTTATGGGCGTCCGATGCTTTAGGAGTTAAGAAAGTTTATCCTTATGTTAAAAATGGTGAAGCGGGAACAGTTCAGGTATTTGTAGAAGCCACAATAACAGATAGTACAGACGGTAAAGGAACTCCAAGTGCGGGGCTTTTAACCGATGTTGAGGAGGTTATCGAGTTTGACCCAGACGAAACTAAACCGTTAAATGAGAGGGGACGTAGGCCAATACAAGCAACTATTGAAGTTGAGCTAATTTCATTAATTCCAGTGGACGTTTCAATCATTGGATTAAATGAAGATACGGCAAGTATTCGAGCGTCTATTTCAAGTAATTTAGATTCGTATTTACAGGACATTAGACCGTATATTGCAGGGGCCGATTTAGCACGTGACAAGAATGATATTTTGTATGAGGGACGTTTGCAAAGTGTGGTAACTGACACGTTAGAAAGTGCCAATTTCTTCACATCATTTAACATGGTTGTTAATGGTGTTTCGGTAGATAATTATCAGTTTGAATTGGGTAACATTCCGTATTTAAGAAACGTAACTTATTAAGCTATGTATGAAGTAACAGATAAAAGCACACAACACGGATTATTAACGCCTCACGGTTACAATACTCCACATCGTTACCCAACGGCCGGTATTGCTATAATCGATGTTTTTGCAGATTTGGCAAGGCAATTGTACCCAACTGGGCGGGCGTGGTATATGAATAAAAACGGAACTTTTGACAATTTACATAAGGCAATAAATCGTAGTTTTGTGAGAGTCGTTCAAGATTCGTATTTAACATTAGATTCTGTTTTTCCTGATAATGATAATTTTAGCGAAAACGATGCTACTTTATGGGAATATCGTTTGGGATTAATTACAAATACATCGTTGGACTTAGAAACCAGAAAACAGATTATTTTAAGAAAGATGTCCTATCCTGGAAATGTGCAAGCAAGGCAACATCCATTATTTATTGAAAGTCAATTGCAATTAGCTGGGTTTAATGTTTGGGTTCACGAAAACACACAACCGTATCAAACGCCAAATGAAATAATTGCTTTGAGTATTGATGCAACACAACACGGAGGAATTACGCAACACGGATTAGGAACACAACACGGGGTGGGAGGGTTTGAAGTAATCGCCAATTTATCAACTCCAAATGAAAGTTATTCCATAGGGTCAAACATTTGGGCGACGTTTTTTATCGGTGGTGAGAATTTGGGAGATTATGCAAATGTACCGGCAAATAGATTGCAGGAATTTAAAGAATTAGTTTTGAAATTGAAGCCGGCTCACACGGTCGCATACACGTTTATTAATTATAATTAAAAAAATATGAGAAGTTTATCAAGTAATCCAAATATTGATAATTCAGATTTAACGAATTATCCAAATGGTAGAATAAAAGACAATACCGGAATTGGAGACGGTACGGCTGTAAATGAGCGTGTAAAAGGCGATTTGCACCAAGCAGTTGAAAAATCTATGCGATTGTATGGAATCACTCCAAATGATTTGCCAGATAATGAAACTAACGGATTTCAAATAATCGATGCTTGGAGGGGGTTGGCTTCAAAGAATGACTTTATTTTGAATTTAGGAAGTACGGGCGGTATTTTGCAAGTTCCTATTAAGTTGGGTTTAATGATAAATGAAGAGGCGGTTATTTGCGTGGCAACGGCTAATTTTACCACTGAAACACAAATTAAAGGGTCAGACGCACCTACATTTACGGCAACAATTCAGGGTGGCTTTAAAACTGGCGAATATGTACGATTAATCAAAAAATCAGGTGGTATAACTTTGGTTAGAATTGCAGATCAATTGAGTTTAGATTTAATGGTTTCGGGTTTATTGTATTTGAAAAAAGCAAGTTATGCACAAGAAATAGCGGGAGTTTTAGATACAGTTGCAACAAATCCATTGTCGAATGCTTTAGCCTTTGTTGAGCGTGTAAATGGTGCTAGTAGTTCAATGTCATTGGCAACGGCTTTAAGAAATGGATTATACCCAAAAGAGCATTTCGCAATAGTTGCAGCGTTGGGAGCTAGTCCAGTTAAAAACACAGGTTGGTTTTCAGGATTAAATGTTGGGGCAGCTGGAACTTTACCAGTAAGTGGAGACATAACAGCCGCTACATTAACAAGTACTGGTCCAGATTCGTTTATTACATGTACAATGGCAAATGCAATGGCAAATACCAATTACATCGTTAAAACGTGGGTTCAAGGAGAAAGTGCAAGTTTAGACAATGACAACGACATTACTCAAATCGTTTTCAAAACAATTTCTACAACTCAATTTCAAGTGAGCACAAGAGAGTTGGCAACGAGTTCCCAAAGTTTAAAAATACATATCGAAGTAGTTCAATTATAAAAAAATAATCAATGAAAACAATAAAAAATTTAGCAGTCCCACAAGATGCCAGTGCTCAATTTCCTTTTTCAACAATCAAAAACGAAACGGATACAGAAAATGGAACCCCAGTAGTAAGAGAGATTTACGGCGATGTTTTAACCAATTTGTATAAGTTATTACAAGTTGTGGGAATTACACCTACAAATACCGAAGATAGCGATATCACACAATATCAGATTTTAGAAGCTTTAAAAAAGTTGCCAAACTCATTAAATGATATTGAGCAGGTTTTGTCTCTTTCTGGATTGGTTTGGAGTGTTCCATTAGACACGGATTATTTGCCAAATAAATACTTTTTTGTGGCTAGGGCGTCCGATAATTATGTGAGTGGCACAACTTATACTTTTGAGGGTTCAAACGCCGTTAGTTTGCCTTTTTCAAGTACTGGTTTTAATGCCAGTGATGAAATATTAGTAATTATTGATACTTCGGGAGTTCGTGCATATTCATTGAGTTTTTTAAGCGCGGTTTCAAGTGAAGTATTTACAGTGTTGGGAACTCCAATTGCATTTAATGATACAAACAAAATCTACTACC